AGCTATCAAGAGGTGTTTTAACATGAATGCCTGGCTCAAAGCGTATATTGGTGTAAGGATTGAAGTGGGTGTAATTGGTTACATTAACCATAGTCACAACTTCTTCGTCACCTTTTGCCTTGGCTGCGGCTTCTTCTTCGGCTGCCTTTTCTGTCGCCGCATCTGACTCTGCCTTGGCTGCGGCTTCATCGTCAAGATCTTTCTGTGCTTTCATATCTTTTAGAGTCTCAACAACTGAGGCCAAGCCTTCAAGGCTTTGATCAAGATTAAAATCGTTAACTTCAGCACCTAATGAATCAATTAATGCCAGTGCTTCTGTTGTCAGCTCTTCAGCCTTTAATTCGTCCTGAGTCTTATCAGGTGTGTTTTGGTTTTTACTTTTAGCCATAACTTATCTCCAGTGATTTAAGTATGGCCGGCTCATCTCTAAGCCGGCCATTATCTCTTACTTCTTTACTTAGACTGTCAGTGTTGCGTGAGACCAACCATCGGTGTAAAGCTTGTGAGACAGCTCACCATAATCAAAACGCATAGCCTGAGCTTTACGAAGTACAAACTGCTCAATGGCAGAGTAAGATGCACTTGCGTTAATAACTCGGCGAATAGCGTTACGACTATCAATACCGACCATGGTATTGGCACCAATAACTGAAGTGTCAAGAAGCAAGATCTTAGGCTCCATGATACCCAGGTTAGAGATGCTGTAAGCCATACTTACTGGGCTACCACTGTCATCAACAGTGTTGTAAGTAGGTTTACCAGAGCGACCTTCAATAGCCAGAGCGGTATCGATATCACACATAATGTAATCAATGTTCATCTTGCGATAGTTCGCACGAAGATATTTGATCCACGCTTTATGGGTAATAACACCTGCAGCTACGATGCTTGCGTCAAAAGAGTTTACCTTAACAGAAGCCAGGGCTGTCTCATTACGGTCAACATCACCACTAACCATGGCAGCGATATCGCCTTCTACCAGATTAATGCGCTCTTGACGAGCTTGTGAACCAACGATCAGGTTAACCAGATCCAGAGAAGTGGCCTGAGTAGCTTCATCAGAAATCATTAAGCCAATGGCTTTAGTTGAAATCTTACGAGATACATCAGAGGTAGTGATACCAACCATAATTTCTGGTTCTGCCAACTGACCTACAGGTGCATTAGAGCTGCCTTCAGGTGCTTTAATGTTTACCACCGGTTGTTCGAACTTTGGACCAGCAATGGTTTGAGTCTGAGCAATCATGGTATTCCATGTACCCAGGAAGTCACCATAGTCTGTACGCAGTTCTGATTCAATAACTTGCATTACCACTTCAGGAAACAGAAGACGAGCACCGGCACCGGTGTTTGTTTCTGGTCGAGTGATCGCGCCCATATTGAATGCAATTGAACCATCAAGAACATCAGCCATACTGGGTGGACGTAAGCCTGTATCTTTATCAGAGCTTAAGAACATACCAGCAGAAGCCATCATTTGTTGGAGCACAGTTCCATATTTAACTGAGTCTGTCTTCATACCATAAGTCAGCTCTAAATGCTGAGCAAGGGATACACCCTTATCAGCCGCTGCTTTATAGTCAGAGACACTTAAAATAACCTCACTTCGGTTACCGTCAGAACCCTGGAACGAGAATTTACCTTCGTTTTCTTGCATTGTTTTTTCCTCTAAAGGTTTAAATCAGCGACAGTATTAAGTGCGCTCGATTAAGATTGAGTCGCCGGCTGCGCCAGTTCCTGAAAGGACTGCAATACAGCGCCATTTGAAAATGGTACCTGTACCTTTGATAACCTGCATAGTGCCTGCTGTTCCTAAAGCAATAGGTATACCAGATACTACTTCATCACCTGGCACAATAGAGCCGGCTTGAGCCGCTGCTGTTGTTACGATGGCCCGGCCATTCTTACGAACACTGCCAAAAGAGAAGCCACTGTTAACCGTATCAGGGTTAATCGATTCAGCGATACCTTCGATATCATTACCGGTTGCACACAGTACATAGTTGTTGTTAGCCGCAAGCTTTAGGGCTTTACCTAAGTCGTTAGCAACTAAAGGATTGTTAGCATCTACGCCAAGAGCAGCAGATACGATATCAGGGGATTCCTGAACTAATTGTCCAAATTTAAAATTCATCTCTAATTCCTCATGAAAGTTACAGAGTTAATTGTTAAGTTAAAAAGTTACGACATTACGAGGAGCCACATAAGGTGTGGATTCGTTATCGCCGCCCTTCTCTAATTCGACTGCAGCTACAGCACCTGAGTGCAGCTCTGCTTTGAATGATTCAGCCATGGAATTGTGTGTACTCAGCAAGGTGGTCAGATCCATTGCGGCATAGTCCAGCTTTGACCCGCCAACAATAAGGCCCATCTTTTGACATGAGTTCACGGCAATCTGGGACAGGGCTGTTACGGCATCATCCTGAGTGGATAATTTTGCTTTAACCGTCTCCAGTTCCAATTGCAGTTTTGTATTGGTAGAGATTTGCTCTGTAAGTTGAGACTGAACATGAGCCAATACTGCCTCTTCTCCTGTATTTGATTTGTCTTCATCGGAAGAAGCTTCACTGTTTAGGTCAGCTTCAGAATTTTCTGCCGGCTCTTCTGATGCCGATTCTGGATCAGCTTCAAGGTCAGCCTTTAAAGTTGCGATCTGATTTTTAATATCATCAGTTAATTCCAGGGTGCCTAACTCGATGGCAGCAACTGCTTGCTCCAGAGTCAGCTCACCTTTATCTGTCTTAATAGTTTTGCCAGCAGTATTGCCTGGTTCTTCATTGTCTTTTTTTGCTGACATATCTATGTCCTCGTTGTTTGTTAAGTTGAGTATAACTGAATCTCTTGAATCTACCATAGCATTTAATTGAGTCACTAATTGCTTTGTTTGCTCTTCTGACATAAACGATTGATTGATGTTTATGGTAACTGGCTCACCAATAGAGTCCAATAACTTAAGCTTATTGATGAAATCATCAAAGAACATAATGCGATCTGCCAATCCATTCTCGACTGCTTCACCGCCAAAAAATACACGACCTTCACCCACCGCTGCACGAACCGTACTGCGATCAAATCCTCGCTGATCCGCCACCCAGTCAAGAAAGAAGTTACCTAATATCTTCAGACTGTTGTTTACTGCGTCCCGGGTTTTCTGGTCAAGCTTCTCATACATGTTGGGTTTGGCTTTCATTTCACCGTCTCTAAAGACTGTGACTTCAATGCCTCTCTCCTTCAACATCTTAGAGATTTCCTGGTGGATAGTTACCACACCGATGGAGCCAAGACTTGCCATCTTTGTACATGTTATATCTCTGCATGCTGATATCAGCCAGTACCCTGCTGAGTTTGCAGAGCCTGACGTATACCCATGGACTGGCTTTACTTCTTTATCTATCTTGTTAATTAAAGTGCCAACTTCATCCACACCTTCAGAGCTTCCGCCCGGGGTGTTGAAGTCCATAATAATTCTGTTTACTTCGCCATTATCGGCGGCGTGGTTTAATTGCCGGCGCAGACCTTCATAAGAAGGCATGCCAAACATTCTGGTAATCCATGTCTCCCTAGAAACTAAATTTCCATTAACCTGGATAACCGCTATACCCTCAATTATCTGGTACTCGGCTTCCATTTCTTTTTCGTCATCATCGTCATCGTCATGATAGTTAGAATACATATCAAACTTCTGGCCGGCTTCCAAAGCCTTTTCCATACGAGCATGAATGGCGTCTTCAAGTTTCATTATGGTATGAAAGCTGGATAAATCTCCAAGCCAAAAACTGTTTGTAAGTATGCTCATATGTATTTCCTAATTATCTCTTCCGCCGCCGTTGCGCGGAATTTCGTTATCTGGTTGAAGACTTCGCCCCATTGGATCATCGTTAGGTGTAGCACTCTGAGCTGCCTCATCTTGCTTACCTGTATTCCAGAAACCGGTACCGCTTAATGGCGCAGCTTCTTTTCTGAATGGGATGTTTAATTTATTATACGCCTGCTCATCAGAATACATACCAAGAGATAATAGATTAAGAATATTACTTTGTCGCATTGTTTTAAACGCTTCAAGCTCATCCTCAGGTCGTAGGTTAATTGAATTGAACTCAAATTTAACGTAAACATCCTGGCCAAGCAAGCGGGTTGCCAGCGTTAATGCTCGACTTACTACTTGCTCAACCGGACCCTGTATTGATTTTGCGACCTTCAAGTACACAAGTGATTCAGTATTGGACAGGCTTTGACTGCCATCCATACGCATACCAATAACCGATGGATGCGTCTTCATACTGGTCGCCGTCATTCCAGATAACTGCTTCATCATAGGCGTATAGTCTGATTTAACCCCAACAGGATTATGGGTTGTAAACTCTGCAGAATCATAAGCCACCACAGAATCTTCTGGCTCAAGGTCTGCCAATGCGGTCTCGACTCCTGACTTTATACTGGCCATATACCCTTGCAGCTTACCTGCATCTTTCTTTATATCATCGGGTGCTGACGCCAAAACTTTCTCTGAACTTAAAGAAACCACCAGTCGACCATGGCCGGATTTGCGTACCGTTCTTCGCATCTCTTCTATAAATTCATCGTAGTAATAAACCATATTCAATGCGGCTTTCATCATAGGATCTGCATAACCCTTGTCCGCTTCTTTATGCAATTCCCCTACCCAGAAAGTGGAGATGTTCAAATCTATTGGGTCTCCTCCTGCAGGGTTTTTCTGCTGAGGATATCTTCCACCTTCACCATTCGCTATCCATTCAATGGAACCGTAGTTAACCGGTACCAACTTATCGGGTAGCCGGCCTTTATCCAGAACCAGCTCAAGACCACAACCTGAAGTCAGCGCCGTCTCCCTCAGTAAGGTTTCAATGGTGGCCGCTATTGATTGTTTGTCTCTGAATTTTTTGGTGTAATCATACAAGGTGTCCATGGCAGCGATGACTGACTTTGCTGCATCGGCACCATCCTGGTTAAACATATGGGTGCCAGTATCATAAGCATTAACGGTAAAACCTGAATTGGCTATCTGAACAATATTGAATATGGCGGATGAGAAGTTTCCGTCTTCGGCTCCCAGCTTACGAAGTGCCGGGATAACCTGATTTCTATTTCTTAAATTTTGGATAGACTCCTGCAAAAAGGAATCGTTTGGGTTAAGTATCGCATCTCCTTTACCTACAGACGCATGAGCTGGACGAGATTTTACTTTACCGGCCAGAGCTCTAGGCAACACTATCTTTTTACCTACGAAACTTATCATAATTTTTTAGCGCCTTTAGATTACCCGAACCATACAGCTATTGGGTACAAATCTCAAGAGACGGCTTTCTCCTTTGTACCCATTCTAATTTTGGTTACGTCAGGTGGCATAGCAAATCCCATCGATGATAATGTTGACTCCATCAACTCCCTGGCTATCATGGCGTAATTCATAGCGTGCCCATAATGATCTTCACCTGTGTTGACCCAAACCCCATCAGGATTGTCGGTCATTGACTTATCACCACTGACTATTTTCTTTAGGTTTTTCATGTGTCTGGCCACTTCACGAATCTCTTCATGCTCTGGGTATGAGATACCAAACCCATTATGCAGCTTACATAATTCATCGAACACTCCAGTCTTATAGCTTGATACGACTGAGTCTTCTTCTTTTATAACCATATTTGTTAGTTTATTTTTCGGCGGCTTCTGCTGATAATAGTTAGCAAATACCTGCCCGGGTCTTGATAATGAAATCAAAGTCAGCGCCGTTGAGAAATCAGGCATGGCATCGATGACCAACAACCCTACCCCAAAGCGACTCATCAACTCTTTAACCTGGGTGGCCAAAGCCAAATCCCCAGTCATCTTTAACTTGGCCGCGTAAAGAATTTCTATTCTGCCACTTATCTCTTTTCCTATAATGATATGACTTATCTTGCCGACATCGAGACCGGCAAAGGTACCGGTCGCCCCCATCTCAGGGGTGGTCCAACGTGCCCTGACACCATAGTTAAAAGGCTCAGTAAGAAAAGTATTATCAGCGTCTTCATATTCCATCCCCAAAGTAAAATTATGCCAGTCCCCTATACGCTTATAATCCGCAGCCTGCAGCAACAGACTCGGTATAGTATTGTAAACAGGGACATCAAAAGGGTTAACCTGATACCCGGCCTCCCTGGCCTTTGGATTCATAGCTACCCACTCTCTACGCATCGGATCTTTCAGATCATTAATCAAATCATGCCCACACTTCGAACACTTAATATAAGCTTTCTCTAATATATTGTTTGGATCTTTAGCGTCATAGCTGCTAAATGATCGCAGATCTTTATCATACCCGGGCAGCACTACGTCTCTGAAGAAATCCGGCGCGACCCAGGTAGAGCACTTCGAACACTTGCACATGTAATAATTTTTTGTGGAGTTATTAAAGAATTCTGAAATCCCAAACCCCTTTACAGTGGGTGTTGAGAACCGATAAGTTAAGCCCTTGAACCCATACTCATCCTCTTCAGCATGACGCAGCCGTGACTGATAAGTGGCCACAACATCAGCATCAGAAAAATCAATCTCGTCATGTAACAGCATATGCGCCGCTATCGATATAGCTGCAGACTGCCCGAATGTACCGTTCAGGTACAGCGTTGATGATCCCAGCCTCTTCATCTCAGCTGAATCCGCGGACTTCACCCTGAGGGATGTCAACAATTCTGACTCTTCTATGACCGGATCGAACCTATCCTTCGCAAATTTACTTGCAAAACGTGACGTTGGCAGTGTGTATATCGCTCGCTTCGAACGTGAAACAGACAGAAACGCCAGAGTTATGCGTACTGAAAGTTCAGAAAGCCCCACCTGTGAACACTTTTTTACGTTCTTGCGAGAATGCGGATCATCCACTATTTGCTTTTGGTATTCGTGATGCTTAAAAGAAAAAGGTTTCCCACTAAGAAACGTATGCTTGCAGATCCATTCAGACAGAAACGCCAATGAGTTCGAGCGATCCGTCCCATTGGTTACCCTGTTAAAGAAAGATTCTGCTATAGATATCATACACTTATATCTTTCTTTTTATTTCAAACATAAATTGCGGCTGCCCTTTCATGGCCGCATTTTCCTGCACACCCATATACAAAACATCCATATGCGTATCATCCACTTCAGAAACCGGTACGGTTATTTTACTGCCTAGTCTCTTTATCAATGCGATTAACAATTGATCTTTCATATTCTCCAGCAGTTGTGCGCCTTCTGGATTCTCTAATCTGGCTCGCTCTATCCCTTCTCCCATACTATTTCCCCTTCCCATATTTATACAGGGCGCAATGCCCGGGCAGTTGTGGCTCTAACATATACTTGCACATGAACAGTGACAGCTTCCAACGCCATGTTGGAGGCGTTCCCTGCGTCTTCAGGTAATACTTCAGCCTGGCCGTTACGGTCTTTCTGTCATTGTCTGCAACTTCCATAAACAGGTAGGCCACCGCGGTGTAATTCACCACGACATCTGCAATGATGAAGTAAATAAGATAGGCCTTACCTAGTATGATTTCTAATCTATTCAGTTTACCTTTCTGGTAGCGTATCAGGATATCGGCTCCCAACATGTAGGATATCCAGAGCACCAGTATAGGCCCGCCTACCCACAGTATCATCGTCATTGGATCCAGCTGTATGCCGGTCGTTATCAGCAATATGTGCCCCAATATAAATCCAATCATCTGCTTTCTAAATAATCTTTTCATCGTATTCTCTCCAGTCTTTCGTGTAGGTTTTTAAGAAATAATTTTGTTTTGTCTTCGCCTAATTCTTTTATGGTTTCAATGGTGGCTTCTTCAACGGCCTGCAGTCTTTCTATGTTGATGAGTTCTGCTTTTGATTTGTGAAGCAGCTGCAGCAGAGCTGAACTTGAGGACATGAAATCCTTGGCGTCCTTTATGGTTTGGCCATCGGCCAGGCGGCCATCTACTGAGAATATTTTATTTCTAACTGCCTGCAATGCATTCAGTTGATTGCTTAACTCTGCTGACATATCGAAGTCGGCGCCAAACTCCTGAGCACTTTCCTGAGCCGGTAATACGTCCAGTAGCTTTCTCATCTCATAGTCCGGTATGAAGCCTTCTCTTACTGCTACAACTACGGTTTCAAATGCTGTACCCAATGCCGATATAGCGAAGGGCGCTTTGGCATCGTCGCTGATATCTTCTTCAAAAGATTTCATCGATGGGGATTCTTCTGGCATGTTTGAGGGTACATCTGAGATGGCTAATGGGGCCGGTATGACAGGCTCTTCTTCTTTGTCAGTCACTTCCGCCGAAGAGACCTTCTTTCTTTTCAGTGCCATTAGGTAACCTTGAAATTAAAAAGGGGACGCCTGGTTTGGGGAGTAGGCGTCCCAATCGGGCTTTAGGGCTTGCTTGTATTTAAGTCTGGATTTTAGTTGGTGTCAAGTTTTGGTGGCGGCCCATTGCTGGTTTGGGTTTGGGTTCCTCAAATTGAAGGCGGCTCATTGCTGGTTTGGGTTCCTCAAATTGAAGGCTGCCCAAAAT